TGTAACGCTCATTGTTGGCCTAGCCAATGCGCAGGAAGTTAGTGAAGTAGTAGTAACTAAAAACTGGTACTGGGTAATTCCAGTCATTATTGCATTGCTGGCCTTAATATTCATTGTTTGTAGACGGAAGCTGAGTAGGCGGAAAAATCCCGCTCAGGCATGGCTTGATTGTGTGGAAATCAGCCGTGTTGCACCACAAGTGCAAGACTGCGTCTACAACTTCCCTAAGTTCAAAATAAAAGAATTTAACACCAGGTTTGACCCAAGAGATGAGGATATGTGGAAGCTCAAAATGAAGCCATACCAGAGTAAGAAGCGTAAGGAGTATACTCGGGTGGATGGGGCTATAGCTGTGGGACCTATTGTCTCGCATACGGCACCTGTGGTACACAAAACCAACCGCTTTAATAGCAGAGTTGGTGTGTTATCACGTGTGTTGTGTGATCAGCCATTTGAACCACAGGACGAAGCTTGGGAGCGTGTTGATGAATTGACGAATGATTTATACGAGGATATGACGGTTGAGGATTCATATCCATACTGCCACAAGGAGTATTGGTATAATGGCAAATTTCATTCTCAAAGAAAACCGCATACTGGTGAAGAGTATTTAGCTAGATTTGACACCAGACGACGTCGACCCGTTGAAGAGGCGTATAAAGCGAGGCATTCAAAGATGCCGGACCGTGATATGTTCAATCACCATGCCTTTGTGAAGAAGGAGAAGGTTATGGCTGTTAGGAGAACTACCTATAAGCCTGTTAAGCCAAGAATAATAACGGCATGTAGTGATTGGTCTAAAGCATTTTACGGGATCTGGTTCTTATGCTATAGTTACGCGCTAAAACAACTCTTCAACATAACATCCAGGATTTGGTTCTGCTCAGGTTATAAGGCAGAAGATTTTAATTGGTGGATAGCTAAGGCTATCAGTAAGTGTGGGGGGATCGATGCTTGTCTATTTATTGGTACTGATTTCAGTAAATATGACTCGTGTCAACGCATGCATGCAATCCGGCGTGAGCTAAAGTTTTATGCGCACCTCGGGTTCCTACTGTTGTGGGGTACCGTCATAGGTAACCTCCACATGTCAGCAGCTGTGAAGACAGTTGTGTATGCAGTTGGGTTCATGTATGTATTGTGGTATACACGCCGGTCTGGTTCTAATGATACTAGTTCCGGCAATACTAAAACCACTGTTGACATTGTAGTGTCCTTCCTGCGCCACTACCGGCTTTACAAGTACTGTTATCTAGCTGCTTTGGGTGATGATAACTTTACTGTTGTTAACATAGAAGCGGTCCTAAGGCGATTTCGCAACTTTGCTCAACTTAAGGCGGCATTGATCACGTGGGGTGAAGACCTCGGTTTCGTGACCAAGGTAGTGGTAACTACTAAGCTTGTTGAGTGCGAGTTCCTCTCCTGTAGATTCTTCCCAGTTAAGAATGGTTACGCCATTGGGAAGAAACCGGGTAGGGTTATTGCCAAGTTGGGCTGGTTCCTTAACAAAGGCTTTAAGCGCAGTGCGTGGTTACCTATATTAAAGGGAACCTGTATTTCATACTTGAGCACAGGCGCTCACGTTCCGTACCTAAGGGTCGTGCTCGAAGTCATCCTAAATGAACTTAAGGATGTAAAAGAGCAGTTTGTATTTGACCATGAGTTTATACTCAAGGGTCAAGTGCAGTACAAAGCCAGCACGGAAACTTTCATAGCATTTGAGGAGTGTTATGGTTATGGTGCAAGGGCTGAG